TAACTATTGTCAATGGTATCACGAGCCACCTGAATACGAGAAATGCCCTTATTTACATATGGAAAAGCATAGGGATTGTTCTTGCAGACTGTATTACAAAGACCTTAAAAGTGGTTATTCTAGTGAACTAGGCAAAGATAAATTTCTTGTCCACAGATGCAACGAATGTAAGTGTCACGAAGATAAAGATGGTTTGTTTGAAAGCCACCCAAAAGACATATTGGAATATGTTATAGGTGATATGGAACGAACAATGGAGTATGTGCCACTTAACGAATTAGATTCTTTAGGTAAGTACACAGAATGGTGTTCCCTACTCACTAAAGCAAGCAGCAAAATAAAAATTTATGTTTAAAGGAGATAAAAATGGAAAATAATATGGATAAAAAATATGAGGATATGAGTTTATTAGAATTTCTAACCGAAGTAATATATGTTATTCCTACAAGGGAACAGGTAAAATTGATTAATATGTTTGAGGAATTGAAGGGGAAAGGTAATAATAATGTCGTGTATCACTTTCCTAAAGCAGATTTCCCTTACCCAAATCCAATATTCAATAATGTTAAATACAGAGGTGGAACTGCGGATATTGATACTATAAAATGTCCTACAATTCTTTGTTAGGTTAAAGCATATAAACATATAATTAAATACTTATAAGAAAGAGGTTATTGAATGAAAGTTACATTAATGGATCACACACAAAACCCACTTGTTACTATATTTAAAGCGTTTAGAATTTGTTATTCAAAAGATAAACCTACAGAGATTAAACTTCCAAGCGAAGAAAAGATGCTTGAGTTTATAAAATCTCATGTAAACCATGAATCACCTTTAGAACATGCAACATTCACGTTTGCGGTAGAAGGCGTTTCTCGTGCTATGACTCATCAGTTAGTGCGTCATAGAGTTGCAAGTTATTCACAGCAGAGTCAGAGGTATGTAAATGGCAGTAATTTTGATTTTGTTATCCCGCCTGAAATAGAAAAAATACCTGAAGCCAAAGAAATATTTGTCAAAGCAACTCAGGATAGCATGGAACATTATAACAAACTTTACAGTATCCTATCCGAAAATGGCAGAGATAAAGAGCAGTCTGCGGAAGACGCAAGATATGTTTTCCCCAACGCAACAGATTCAAACATTATAGTTACTATGAACGCAAGAGAGTTGATTCACTTCTTTGGTGAAAGACTTTGTGTACATGCTCAGTGGGAAATCAGAGTGTTAGCAAGAGAGATGACTATAGAAGCAGACAAGATACTTCCTATATTCTCTTATGGAAATGTAATGAAGTGCGGAAAAACGTGTAACGAATGTTCATTATCAGGAAAGGGATTGGGGTATTAGAATGACTAAATCTAAACTGTTTCTTGATTTCGATTCAACTCTGTGTCAAACAATTCACTCGGTATGTCAAATCTACAGCGATAAATATAAACATCATAATGACTTCGTAATTCCACATCCTTGTCTTGAGACAACTTGGAATTTTCACACGCAATGTCCATTGTTTACAGAGGAAGAGATAGAGGAAGTCTTCAATGATGAAACCATGTTTGAATATCTTAGACCTTTTCCAAATGCTGTAGATGTACTAAGAAAATTAGAAGATTACTATCAGATAATAATTGTGAGTGTAGGAAGCTATGAAAATATTTCGCTAAAGTGTAAATACATAAAAGAAAACTTTGATTTCGTTGATGATTTTATAGGAATAATTAATAAAGGTTGTGTAATGGACAAGAGCATAATAAATATGAGGGGAACGAACATGGAATCGCCTAACATATTCATTGATGATTCGCAGGGCAACCTTTTTAGTCAACATGGTAGCAGTAATCTCATAAGATACTGCTACGCACATAACGGACTGATTACTGAATGGAATGAAGATTGGTTGAAAATGGGTGGTAGAAATTTCACCAACTGGCTCGAAGTTGAGAAAGAACTTATGAGGTGGATTTAATATGCCTGATATATGTATGGGCCGCAGAGAAGAATGTCCGAAAGCAAAAACCTGTTATAGAATAACTGCAACTCCTAGTTATTATCAGTCATATTCTTCTTTTGAAAGTAGCTGCAACAAAGAAAGCGAATATCAATATTACATAAAAATGGAAAAGAAGAAGGCGAGATAATGAAATATTACATATATTCACCTAAAGAAATGTCTTATGAATTAAGCGAACACGAGAGTAGGGAAGAAGCCGAAACCAAAATGTCTCATATGCACAAGAAAAAGCGTGAGAAAAGTAGGGTAGTAGGGATTCCTGAAATTAAGAAAGGTTTGAAATTATTTGTAGACAATAATTATTACCAAACTATCGTTGAAGTAGGGGACAACCTTTATTACACATTAAAAGATATTCACAACGAAGATGATATTCTAAACCCTATTATTAAAGATCATCTAATAGAATGGTTTCTATATGGCAGATTAGACTCTGATAGGGAAGAATATAATGAAGAAATTGTTGACAGAAAGATAGGTGATTAAAATAGGCAAATTATATTGTTTAATTGGTATGTCTTCCAGTGGGAAGAGTACAATTGAAAAGGAACTTGAAAAAAAAGGTTTAAAGCGAATTATCAGTACAACGACAAGACCAATTAGAGAGGGTGAAAAAGAAGGTGTTGATTATCACTACGCAAAGAAAGAAGACTTTCTTAATTCAAGAGATAATAGAACGCTTTTAGAAAATACCACTTACAGAGGTTGGTTTTATGGCATAGACACAGTTTATAATGATTTTGACTTGTCGAAGAATGATTATGTGGCTGTTGTTAATCCAAATGGATTTAGACAGTTATTAGGAACGCTAGGAGAAGATAATATTGTTAGTTTTTATATTCACTTAGATGATAAAGAAAGGCTTTTAAGAAGTTTACATAGAGAAGAACATCCCGATTGCAAAGAGATATGCAGAAGATTTATTTCTGATATTGATTTGTTTGAGGGAATAGATACAGAAGTAGACTATTGTGTAGAAAATTATAATATTCATAATGCCTTAAAAGTGATTTGTGATCTTATAGGGCTTGCAAAAACAAAAGATTTTGTAGTAGGGGATAGGGTTAGGGTTAAAAAAATATATAATATTAATCGTGTCCCACACATGACAAACTTCATAGGCAAGGATGCAGAAGTGTTTTCATGGATAATTAAGAACGGAGAAAAGAAATATAAGGTTATGTTTTATGATGAAGAAACAGCATACTTCAAAAGAGAAGAACTGGAATTGATTAAATAATAATTTACAAAAAGAAAAAAATAGCCTACTATCAAATTAATGATAGTAGGCTATTTTTAATTATTTCTTAGGTTTAGTCTTTGTTTTCTTTTTAGCTTTATTTGCTTCTTTAGTAGCATTTTTCTTTTCTTCTGTAGCTTTGTCTTTGGCTTGCAATTCCTCTAACTCCTGCTTATCATATACGCAGTTCTTAAATGTGAAAGTCATCTTAGTAACACCTTTTTCATAAGATGCTGTAGTCTTAAAACTTTTAATGTGGAAGTAATCGTCTGCATTTATCAAACCCACATCCGTCAGACCGTCTATAATTTCTTTACAGCCACCTGCATAATTGTCGAGATCGTGACGAACTTTTGTCGGGAATGTAAAGTGAACTTCCAAATCACAAGAGGATATTCCCAACATAGATAGCCCTTGTTTCTGCACCACCCACTCTGACATCAACTTGTAATTCTTTTTATGGTTATTTTGTACTATCCTATTTGTAATAACTAAAATTGCATTTAAACTCCTAACCATAGGTTTTAAAATAGGGATTTTCCTACATCTTGGGTTAATCTTAAAATAATGTTTTATGTATTCATCTAATAATTCCTGAGTGAACTCAAGGACTATCGTGTTTTTTTCACGTTCATCTTTCATATTCATATATCTCCATTTTTTCAAAAAATAATAAAGAGATGACCTAAATCATCTCTTTTAAAATATCCATTTTATTTACAATATGTAATTTATTCCTGTGTGATCTGTGGTAACATCATTATTTCGTCAGCTTGTGCTTGTGTTATAAATTTTTTGATTACGCAATTTGCGATGTTCTCAGCATTATATTTGTTCATTACCCATTGGTTTTTAATAAAGTTAATAAACATGGTTTATACCCCCATCATTGCTGTTAAAACCATTTCAATGGCTTCTAGGCGATCTAATTCTGTTGGCTTTTGCTGTATCGTCGCCTTGATTGTATCCATTTCAGGTTGTGTCAGTCCTTCAACCCACTCACATCCAACAAGTCTAGGTTTGTAGAATCCTTCCGCACATACAACTTCAGTACAATCAAGAGGAGTTATTTCAGTATCTTCAAGCAAAACATCTTCTAAAAAATATCCATTTGAATCAATTTTTAATACTTTTTTCATTTAATTATGCCTCCTTATATTGCCTTAAATGATATATTAGCAAGACTGAGCCAAGTATTTGAGTCTTGCAAAACAATCACATTGCCATCTACATCTATTTCTACTGTTACTAAATCTCTGTTTGCAACAGTTTTGAAACCTTGTTTAGATTGTGGTCTATATCCTACGGGCAAATTAAAAATAGGCTGACCAACCATACCTAGTTTAGTCAAACCACTTATACGAACAACTCCAAATTCGTCTTTGTAGTATCCACAAGTTTCAGCAATGCCTCCGTAATTAACCCAACCATTTAGTAATGTTGGGGCAATTCTATCCTGCATATTTCGACCTCCTATAAAATTTGATTGTTTTAATTGTTTATGCTATACTAATTATTGGGTTATAGGTGTGCCAAAAATAGAACTGTTCGACATGTTCTCACGCTTATGATCCCTTTTTTATTTGACCAATAAAAAGTAACATGCTATGCCTCCTAGAAGTGCAAATGTAATAAAAGGAGAGGCTATATGTATTATATTTTTAATTTTTTCTTTTGTATTTTCTAACTCAGTATCCTTGCAATTCAAATCTTGTTTGCTATTGGTTTTGATCATTTCTATATATCTCTCATCGTTTTTTTCTTCGTATTTTTTCTGATCTTCACCCATCTTTTCAAACATACTATCCATTTTAGATATCATCTGTCGCATGAAGTCATTTGTTTCTTTTAACGTACTCGTCATTAATCTAATGTCGCCGACATTTCCACCTAAAACTTTACATTCAACTTTGACTTCTTTAATGTCATCTTTTATAATGCCTACGTCATTTTTTACAACTCCCATATCCTGTTCAAGATAATTTACACGCTGTTCTATGTTGACCATATCAATCCACACTCCTTATTAATTATTCTTCATCATCTCCCTGATTTTCTTACAATTCCTCAAGTGTTTTACTTTCAACTTTTTTAATTCCGTTTTCATCGAAGTATTTACCTAATTTATCGTCAACTTCTTGATCGTCATATATGTCAACCATAGCCACATTCTCCCATCCAACAATCTCTTTGATTACGGAAGCAGGAACTCCCGCCTGAGATAATCCTGTAGTAAAATTGTGACGAAGGCAATGGAAATAAAAATCAACCTCTAGGAGCTTGGAAAATTGAGCAGACCAACTATCTAACGTAGATATTTTCACAGGTTGCCAACCATCTTTTCTTTTCACAACAAATAAAACATCTCGTAGTTCTTCGGGTAAATCCATCTTATTTCTTTGTTCTATCCAAAGGTCAAAATAAGGTTTAAATTTATTAGCAAGTATAAATTTATTTAATTGCTTGCCTAGCTTACGCCCTCTACCCTTAGTCTTAATCTTCTCAGGAGTTTTGTATAGAGAGCCAAAGATAATATTTTCGTCAACAAAATATGAAGGTTTGAATCTTAATAATTCTGATTTTCTTGAGCCTGAAGACCATGCCAAAGCAAATACACAAGCTTTCTGATATTCTTCTTTTTCAACTAAGTGATCTAATAATTTCTGTACTTGCTCATCTGTCAGCACTGTCTTTTCTCTTACATCATCACCATTTGGGACAGGTATGCGATTGACCTGATTTCGATAATTTTCAAATTTATCATCCATCATGCTCTCAATAAAGTTAGCCATGCTTGATAGGGAAGACCTTAATCTTCTTATTCTATTTGGACTCAAATTCAAAGTATTCAATAAGTAATTTTGATATTTCATAAAATCACGTTTGCTAAAATCTACAAAGAAAGTGTTTTTATTAAACTTCAAATTCCATATAAAGCATATTTTTATATCGCTCATATAGTTAATAACCGTGCCTTCACTTTTATCTGTGCTTTCGCAATACTCTATAAATTCTTCTAAGAGGGCTTTATTATCTTGATTAACTTCTTTCCAATCTATGTCGTTTACAATAGCATTATAAACTGTTTTTCTTGCCATTATTTCACCGCCTTTACATAAAGTTAAATCGATTCTGTTGAAAATATCGTATTCATCTTTTTTATATCCTAACCCTTGCCCGTTTAAATGATTTTAAATTCGTTAATAATTAATAAAATAGCTCCCCCTACTGTTTAAAAAGACAGCGTTTCGATGCCGTTAAATCGTCATTTCTTAGAATCAGGGTACACTTGCGCCGTTATTTTACATATTTGGGAATAACAGTATTTAATACAATCCATCGTCAAACATTGGGTTTTGCCTATTAAGCAATATCTCTAAGTATATCTTCACACAGGGATTCTATTTGTTTATCTATCTCTTCACGAGTCTGATTTTCTGTAGCGTTTTTAAACACTTCAAAAATATACATTTTATACCCCTTTTCTTTAGTGGCTTTGTTTTTAATTATATCTTTATGTCTGTTATCTTCATTATGCCAATATCCTCCATTATACTCAACAGCGTACTTATAAATCTTTCCTTCGCTAAGTATTAATATAGGTATGTCTATTTCACTCCCTCCATTTAATATGGAAACGTTGTTAAGTCCAACCACTATTTCTTTATCTGGCATTATTTGAGGTAAATATACATTTAATTTTTGCCTTGTATATTCTTCGGGCTTACTATTCATTCTTTGCAACTTGGTTTCTTTAGATTTGTTTCTGATCTGCTTATAGTCTCTACGACCTCTATCAACAATTCTTTTCTGCACTTCAAACATATCAAGTTGCCATTTTAAGGTTTTTAACCATGCTTGTACTGATCTTTCATTTCTCGTTAGAAAACAGTTTGCAATTTCGCCTGTTGTATATTTAAATATATATCGCATTTTATATATATTATAAAAACATTGCCTCATACACTCCTCATTCTCAAAATACGACGAAAAAGTTTTTGAGAATGTTGTTAATTGTTTGTTAATATCATCTTCTTTTTCTTTCTTTAAAACATATTGATCCACTTCTTTTGGGAATATTGTTTTTATTTGCATTTTTCTAGGATTATATGTTTTCCCTTTTAAGGCAGCATTGTCCTCACACTGCTTTGCGTGACTTATTCTGTATTTGTATTTGCCTTCTAAATCTGTATTTAAAAATTCTAACACCAAACAATGAAAAACATAATTTGTAGTAAGTTTAAGTTTTTTACAATTCTCTTTAAATATTTTATAATCTTGTTCTTTTAAATCTGTTATAGCGTGTACACTTTCTTTGGTAAATTGTATTTTATTATCTACATTTGGATATACAACGTTTAACGTTTCATTAAAAGACAATATTAATTCTGCGTATATTTGTTTTTTATACACCTTATATTTTTTAATTTTATTATTTAACTCTTCTAAAAGTGACTCCTTGAGTTGAAATCCTGCAACTGCATACCCTTCTTTTTTCATTAATTGACTTCACCTTTCATAACTCAAACAACAAGTTTTAATTATCTTTCTTTGCTCATCCATAATTTATAAACACCTTTTGTTTCTTGTTTTTTAAACACAAATCCAACCTTGCCATCCCTCTCGCTTGTTTTGTAACCTGTTGGAAATACGTTGTGCTTTATGTAAAACAAAAATTGATATATATTATAAATTTCAATTGATTCAGTATTCATAAACACCTCATATTTTAATAATCTTAAATTTTACAATTTTATGGTAATGTTTTTGCTACGCATAATAGTAGAACTTGCAAATTCAACCTCTACAACTAAGTAAAATGGTTGAGTATTGCAAGTTCTATAATCATATTATGCAACATAACACGATAAAAGATTAGTTTTATCGTGTTATGTTGCGAAGAATATTTATCTAGTGCGCTGCAAAAGTACTGAACATTATGTCAGCCATTTGATAATATCCTTGATTTTGCGGATGTGTAGCCTGACTTTCAACGGGTTCGGTTTGTATCGCCCTTGGATTTACAGCGACCGTATCTGCTGTAATAAAGTTATATTCACTGTCATGTGTTAATGCAATCGGGACAAAATACAGATTTGTATAACTGGAAAGCAAACTGTTCACGGCCACCATCAGATTATAAACCTTTCTGTCTTCTTCTAGTTTCCACTGTGAGGGGCCTGCAATATATCCATCGCCACTTGACTGATTCCCTATACCGTTTTGTCCTCCACGATACAGAGTGAATACCACAAAAATAGGTATTGTTGCGTTTACGGATCGTATCCCATCCACTATAGACTTAATACTTCCTGCATTTGTAGTAGGGTCTAATGCTATTCCGTTAGTTCCTAAATACAATTGTATTGCATCGGGATTGATTGCATTGTTGGCAATGTAATAAGCATAATCAAACTGACTCGTCGAAGGATTCCAGAAAGGGTTTACTCCTTCGGATTCATAAGTATAGGAAGCTCCTGTCAAATAAGTTGTAGCAGTCCATCCGCTTCTTCCTTCATGTTTTAATGGGCTTGTGCCTCTAGTACCAACTAGCGAATATTGATTGCCTGACAATGTTCTAAGCTCACCCATCCACGGCTTGTTGTTTGATAAACTATCTCCAATGGTTAAGATGCTTCTTGCTGTGCTTATAGTGGCGGAAACAATTTTAATGTTTGTTGAGGCTGTTGCCACAAATTGCATATTATTATCATACACGGTTACGGTCATAGCGTGTGTTCCTATGTTGCCGGTTATTCCCGTGCAGGACCATTTTCGTTTCAGGCACTTTCCGACATCACAAACATATTTGAAATGGTAATTGTCAATATTCCCACACCACGCTATTTGCTTGTTGTAAATCTCAATAGTCCTGCCGGCAGCGATACATATTTCAGATGGCAAAAATAACGTGAGGTCAACCGTGCTTGGCTGTATGATAAGTTTTGGTATTTTATACCCGAACGCTTCAAACGCGGTTTGAACATTACCCAACTCAAACTGATATATATCTTTTTCCGTGTCATACACTGATAGCCTGCAATAAGCAGCGTTAGAAGGTGTAGTAAATGGAACACCTAGCGCAAGGTACGAACTCAATCCGCTAATATAAGTTTTGTTGCTATCATAAAACGCCATTTGTCGATCTGCGGTGCGTATATAAACTGTGCTTGGTAGTACCGGAATATAATCGCTCACCGAATAAGTTGCACTGGTGAACAATACGCCCGTTGAATAATTTACATAATAACCAACAGTTTCGGCATTTTTATCAAATAGATTTTTGCCTGTTGTAATGTAGTTAGTGGATTTATAAGGCAAACTCCCGTTAGGTATTGAACTTACATCAAAAGGCTTGTCTTCAAGATTTTCCTTTGGGATTATTTCCTTGTACGCTTCAAATGTAGTTTTGACTGCGCTTTGCTCAAATTGTTGTACGTCCAAACTAGCAACAATAAACGAGAATATCACATAAGCAGTTCCGGCAGGTGTAGTCACAGGGCTTGTTGGATTCTGAAGCCCCGAAATATAAGCCTTGTTGATATCGTAGTAACATATTCTTGTACTGCCGCCAGTTACAGCGATACAATATTGTGTATCTGGTAACACGGAGATATAATTACTGGCATCATAGGATACATTGGCCGTGACAACTCCTGTTGTATGTTCAACGTAAAACCCTATGTTTGCTGCCGCTTTGTTAAATAAGTTTTTGCCATTTTTACAAACTGCTAACTTTGTCAACGTGACGCTTTTGTCTGCTATCAATCCTGCTTGATAAGCCCCCCCTGGTGTCCATGCACTACCATTCCAATAATACCAATTACCATCAGCAGCAACACCCTGAGTTGTAGTTGTCATTGTACCTGTTACACCTGTACTTGCTACAGCAAACACTGCGTCTGTTTTTGTTCCTGTATTGTTACAAGTAAAGGTTACGGTTGTTGTTCCTGCCGTTCCACCAGTTGTCCATCCTACAAATGTTGCCGCTCTTATCTTAGTTGCAACCTGTATGGCTGTATCTGAGGTTAAAACTGCCACATTAACAGCGACTCCGTTTAGTGTTACGGTTACATTACCACTAGCCGTGCAAGGTGCTGTTATGACTAGATTTGCAACTTCTGCCACACTACCCGTTACAAGATAGATATTTGTGTTTCCTGCTGGAAAAGCAGCCGTTAACAATGGCACTGTTGCGTAAACTCCTTTCGGACTTGCATTTCCGATATTTGATATTGCTGTTGTGTTGGCTGCCACTTGAGGCGCAATGTTTTCCAATTGCGCACTAGTTGAATCCATCCTGGCACCAACATTTGCGAAGTCGGTATTCTTAGTATTATCATGTCGAGCATTTGTTAATTCAACTACAGTGTTTGCATGAGTAGCCGCATCATAAGCAGCTTTAATTACATCAACTTCACTCTGCCATCCGGTCACCTTGCTGTCTATTAAGCTAATATAGTTTGTGCTCAGGATTCCAGATCCATCAATGCTGGTTTCAACATTGAAATAAAATACCGGTGTAGTTAATTGCTTTCCATCTTTTGTTCTGTGTATTTCGCATGCAACAGAACCGGGTGCTGCTAGAGTATTAGATTTCAGAACACATTCAAGTTTTCCGTTCGGACCGTCAAGTATAGTCACTCCCGTTGTAGAATCCTGATATACTATAGTTTTATCAGGCTTTAAAAACCTAAATTCAATTGTTTCTCCCGTTATAGCCACGGCCAATCCACCATCAACGATCTGCAGCTCTAAAACCGAACTATCAATATCGCCTTGCTTGAATCTTATGTCTGTTATTGTTCTTGACTTTATGTCGTATATTATTTTATAACGATTCTCCATTCTGCGCCTCCTTTATGTGGTTGCTATTGGGTATTGTGGGACAAACGCCGCTTTCATTTCCAGCGTTTTTGTTGTTGTATTTATTTGGAAAGCGTTTGGATCCGCCAAGACAGAATCGCATCTATCCGCAAAATCATCTCTATTAAAGACAATCAGGTCGAATATTTGTTCGTAGTCTGCTTGCAAATTTTTATAGAAGCTCATATCTTGTATTCCCGTGCAGCAGTTTGTTATTATTCCCGTCGACTTACTAAAGAACACGGTCATGTATAAATCGCTGGCCATTGCCATTTTTGGTTCCTCCTTTTATGCTATTGCCACCCATGTGACGACAAGGTCCGAAAAATAAAATTGTGCGGTGCTTGTCCCGTTGATCTGATCGCCTATTAGCTCTCTACAGTCATACCATCGAGTATATCCTTTAATTGTAGCCTTCCCGTTTGGTATATCGTAAGCGGTAACATAGCATTCAAAAGCCACCATGCTTTCTCCCATATAAGGGCTAGAATTCATGCTGTTCGCAATAGACACCTTGACCTTAAAGTTTTTTCCCTTGAAGGAAGGATCCAAAGTTATATCAAATGTGGCAATACCGTTTGTGCTTGGTATTGTTACGCTCCCTGCCTCACTCAAATAGTGGTAATCCTGATTGGTTGAAGCAACATGTTTAAAAAAGCCACTCGCATCCATTTTGGAATAGCTGCCGTCCGTGTGGGTTATCTTTAAGAATCCTTCGTCCAGATTGAACTCTGCATTGTTGCCTAGAAGTCGCCCGGCCACTATTAGATCAGCAATAAAGCCCTGTCCCGTTCCAAAAGTAGTCCAGCTCCAATCTTCTGCGCCGTAAACGCTTGCTATCTCAAACCCCTGTGTTCCGAGCGCCATCGCGCCATAAGTTGCACTTAGCGGATCCTTGTCTTCAAAGAATATGCACTTTGTTGTCTGTGGAGTTGTATTATCGGCCATAGCGTGCATTTTAGCTTTTGTTGCGTCTATTATGCCCTTTATCTCCGCGCCGTTTACTGAACCATCAGGGTTTGTGATATTAGTCAGCGTGCTGCTCATGTTCCCCAGAGTTACCGCAGCGTTGCCTTTAAAATCTCCGAGTTCAACCTTTTCAAGCCTGCCTGTTAAAAGGTTTTTAGTTGTCTTTATAACTTTTGCCTTGATATTGATATTAAGTTTGCTGTGCTTGACCGTTACTGTATCGCCCAGCAGAACCGTTTCCAATATCGCATAGTTTTTATATTCTTCTGTTTTGCTGAGTTCTAAAAAGTCGATTGTATAATTTGCTTTCGGTATATCGCATTTGCTGTCAGTGATATATTTCTGAGCTGCAGCCAGCAAGTCTGTTACATTTGTAGCATCGCCGAAGTCAACTGTCTTAACTACGGGGTGAGGGTAGTTGTTAATATATGGACTATCGACATATTTTGCTGTTAACAGCAAGCCATCCTTGCCTACAGGCATCAATCTAGTGCATAGCCCGTCCATGTCGAGCGTTTCTTCTATGCCCTGTATGTTTTTGCCATAGGCTACTAAAACGCCCCTATCGAGGCCTCTCGCTTCAAGGAGCTGTATTGCAAAGTTGTTACGGTATAATTCACCGCCCCAGTTTGCTATTATGCCGTCTTTGTCCATGATCGCTTCCACTACATTCTTCCGCACAAAATACTTTGTATTGCTCTGCGTAACATCCGAATAAGCCGTGAAAGGGTGAGAATACTGTGTTCTAGTCAGTATCCAATTCAGGGCATTGTTTCCGTTCAAACTGGTTGGCCGGACATCCTCCAGGAAGTTGTCCAATAAGTCGTAGAATATATGCCGTGCGTTTACTGTGATGCTGCTTATATTCTTTTTCTTTCGGTATATTCGAAAGAGTTGTCCGTCAGCCTTAATGATGTTTCCCTCTAATAAGTTTTGCCATTTGCCCCTATCATCAAGAGGGTATTCTATGGTTAGTTCGTATAATCCGTTGAGTTCCTCTACAATCAAAGCGGACTTGCAATCGCTGAGGACAACAAGCCCGTTATGTGTAAAATCCGTGGTCGCTCTGTCATATAAATTAATCATTATAGCCACCTAAAGTTTGGAGTTATTTCTATTTTTGTTACCGTCCCTGTCCAACTTATGATGTTTTCACCAGGCAATAACTCAGGAAACTCTCCGGCCATGTAATTGTTTTTAAGATCTGTATCTTTGTAACAATCCATTAGCTCGCTATCTACAGTCACATAAGCAACCACATTAGTCAGGTTTATGACATTGCCGTTTATAGTCAGGTTGATTGCTCCGGTTCCATAAATCTTTATAACAGGTTTGCTCTTATATGAGCCTGGATTGAATATTGAGCCTGCTGCTGTGAGCGTGATTAGGCTATTATTTACAGCATAAACGTGAGGCTGAGTCTTGAAAATTAAAGGAAACTCTCCGAAAGCTGCCAGCGTTTGCGCAATATCAATCCGGTTTATCAACTTTGCATCGAAATATCTGCCAGGTCGCCAACTGAATATCAATTTGTCGTAACCATCGAGCCAGCTTTTTACAGCATCGATATTGTTATCATCAAGCAATGTGCATATTAACGTAGACGGCAATGGTTTATACGTCCCATAATCAAATGTTAAATCACCATCTCGACCTGGGATTGGTATCTCATCAACATTCTTCTCAGCTTTGGAATCAGAGGGTTTCTCAGTAATTACGATGCCGTAATCTAAATATGAGTTTTGATTCTTCCATATGAAACTATCCAATACTGGCACCCCCTATCCCTGTAGTTTTCTGATTCGTGTAGAACTGCAATTCTTGTGCAAGCTCTTCAATATCTTCTTTTCTGTTATTCACAAATGTGGCAATATTAACAGTTAAGCCGCCAGTGTTTTTATTATTGCTTTGATTCCTGGCCATTTCCATGCTGACATCATGCGGTATGATTCTTGTTCCTTGTGGTAGATCCACAATTTCTCCACCTAATTCATTAATAGCTGTTAGTCCTCCGCGCCAGTTATCTGTTCCGGCTGAGTTGCCTGTTTTAAACGTGCTGGCTGATTGGGTTATAGTTCCATCTTTGTTCTTTGCTGGTGTATTGTTCCATTGTGTCAGCCAGTCGAACGCTGCTTTAATAGCGTTTGCTACCGTGTTAAATAAGTTTATTACATCATTTAATCCCGGTGATATGAAGTCATAAATGCCTTTAACAACTCCTATGAAAACCGCTATTATATCGATTGCGAGTTTTATAGCCGCAACTACAAGAGGAAAAACAACCTGGAATATCTTTTGAATGCCTGGCATTGCCGCTTGTACCTTAGTCCATAAATCCTGAATAATTGGGATCAGGTCCTTTTTAACAACTGCCACAAGATTGTCAAAACTTGGCTTGATATATTCATAAGCTTTCATGACGGCATCTTTTATTGCCGGGAAGTTTTTAAAGAACCAATCAGCCATAGCCTTGTAGGTAGGGATTACAAAATTGACTATATAATCGCCAACAACTTTGAGCACACCTTTAATAACATTAAAAGCATCTGAGACTATTTGTTTGATCAATGGTATATTAGGCTGAATCCATTTCCAGAACGCATCAAAGGCCGGAATGATATTCTTGGTAACAAAGTCGGCCACTAGTTTCAGATTATCGCCAATAACTTTCATAGCATCTGATACGAATTGCTTTATCTGAGGCATATGAGAATTAATCCATGTGAAAAACTGCGTGAGATATGGCATTACTGCCGAACCTATCTGTGTGCCTATGCCTTTCAAGTTGTTCTGCATGATAGTCAACTGACCTGAGAAAGTTGCGCCTGCCGCTGCCGCCGAACCGCCGAACTCCTTGGCTAATTCTGCAAGTATAATCTTTTGTGCGCCCATTGTATCGCCGGACTTAACAAGGGTTTTAATCTGTTCTTTCTGATCATCCGTGAATGCTACTCCTACCCTTTTTAAAGCTGTGATTCCGGTTATCGGATCGTTCAACGCCTTTCCGAGCTGGATGCAACTTGACTTTGTATCTTGTCCCAAAGCCGTGCTCATATCGTTAACGGCACCAAGTGCTTGAGGGAATACGTCTTTACCTATTCCGGTGAATGTGAGCAGAAGGTTCTCGCTCTCAATGTTTGCGCCTTTTGAATAGGTTGTTAATTGTCCTTGTGCTGTTGCAAGTTTAAGCAGCTCGTCTTTGGTCATTCCGGCAGTTCCGCCCGTACTTTTTAGCACTGCATCCATTTGTGCGAGTCTGTCTTCTGCTGCACTGGCATTGGCTATCATATCCTTCAGGCCGAGTCCAACTCCGATGACTGCTCCGACTTTTAAAGCTGCGCTTGCTATGCTACCAAAGCTTAGTCCAAGTCCTTTAGATACGGATGAGCCTTTCTTGTCAACATTGTCGAGCGCTGTTGTTGCTGCTTTATCGTCTATTTTGATGGCTCCGAATAATTCGAAAATCTGCATTAATTACCTCCCTTCCTCTGGTCGAGAGCTTTTATTTTTTCTGCCTGCTTTAATATTTCATCTTTATCAAGTTTCTTGTTGTTGTTTGGTATGAATGATTTCTTTTTATAGTCCGTAAAGGATATAAACGTTTCGGTTGTCATCCTGCTATAGTCAATCAGCCATTGCTGCCATAACCTGTCGAGAATGTTTTCTTTCTTAGCTTTCAAATACAATTCCATGAACTCGTCAAAATCCAGAGTCATTAAATAATTAAAATCATGGTATCTGTGCATCAAAGTATCAAGCAGATCCGTGCTTTCTACTTCAATGCTAACTTGAAAAAACTTTTTATGGTTTCATCCTCGAATATCGCCTGGATAGATTCCATGAATACATTTAAATCTTTCAGTTCCTTCAGTGTTTTCTCGCTTATGTCTGCAACAAATTTATATACCTCATTTTCTGCGTTGCTTATGTTTTCGATAAATATCATTATTATTTCTATTTGCATTTCATTGGTTGCAATTTCTTTTATTTTTTCAAGCTGCACTGCTCTTTCTTCATCGGTCATTTTGCCCGTCGGTGGCTGCACGTCTCCTGCCTTTTTAGCTAATATCTTCAATTCTTCTCGGATGCCCATTTTTTTAATTATCCTTGTGAATGTGAAAAAATCACTGCTTTGTAGTTTCCTCAATCGCTATTCCTCCTTAAAAAGAAAGGAGCCCATAAGGACTCCCTATATTTTATATATTTGCCTGTAGAAAGGTGGTCATGTTTAAATCTTCCTGAGTTGCTGTGCCTGCTACCACTTTGTCATTTGCAAGCTGTATTACATGATTGTATTCTTCTTCGGTCAGGTTCAATTCATAATAAACTATTTTTTTAACATTCATTAATTTTACCCCCTTAATTATTTGTGACTGGTATTGCGGTGAATGATGCTAATGCTACACCGCTAAGGGATTTAACATCGTTAGCATCCAAGACAGGTTTTGTATATGCTACTGTGACAACCTGTCCGCTTGTAGGTGCGGAAGTCAGAGTCAACAATATTGTATTGAGCTGATTTACTCCGCGAGCGGAAGCCGTGACAACATCGGCGGATCCTGCTACTGTAACCGCAAAACCATCTTTTACAACTGTTGCTGCTACTGTGTCGCTGAATGTCAGAAGCACCTTGCTGTTATCAACTACTGGTGTACCCACTAAACCAAACGGAATGCCGTCAAGTGGTTTTGGATAATGGATTTCATAAGGTAGAACTGTCGGAGTGCTAGGATCCACATGAGCAGTAAGCACTAAAGGCAACACATTGTCCTTATCGTCATCTGTTTTCAGTTTCAATCCGCCATCGTTCAATACGTTTTTGAGGATTATGACTACGGGCTTGAGTGATCCGCTTAACTGACCTACCAAAGCTATGTTTGTAATATAGTCTGTGTCCAGAATAGCGGTTCTCCCCGTTATGATGTCATAATCTGAATTTGTAGTAGTTACGTCTGCCATTAATGCCATTCTCAAAATGTCGGAAGTGCATTCAAGCAAGTTGACTTTCAAGCTGACCGCTGCTGAGACAAACCTCTTTAATCCCATTATGTCGTCTGATTTTATCCCATCTATTTTCACGTTTCTTGTTTTAACTACTATATCTAGCTCATTACCACCAGAGGTTGCTGAAATTAAAGCCTCAGTAACAAGGCCATAATCTTTGTATATCGCGCCAGCGTCGATGATCAGATGATCAGGGGTAGCGCTTGAATATCCTACTGTGTTAGTGCTATTCATATAATTATTCCTCCTTATTTATAGTAAACTTTCACCGAATATCGTAACTGGCGCCTTTGTACTCCTATGATAGGGTCAGGCAGTTCCAGCCGGTAAGGTGTATTTCTGTTTATGCTGACTTGCATTTTTGTATCGTTATAATGTAGCCGGTTTAATGCTTTATGAATTAAATCCGTCATATTTTCAATATCCGTTATATTGGTGTCCTTGTTGTTCCAGATATCAATCTCCATGAGGTTGTTGTCGCTGAAACTGTTGTTTATGATGCTGTTTGGGAACTTGACCTCGATGTAGGGATATGTTTTGGTGAGTTCTGTTGGATAGTGATTGGCGTAGCATACGCAAATAGGTTCTATTATTCCGCATATTAATTTATATAGGTCTAACATCCTATGCACCGCCCATCATACTTTTGTATATTTTCTCAGCTACGCTTGTAATCTTTGGAATTGCATTCATAGCACCAGGTTCAAGAAACGGCTGAGCCTTTTGCTTTGAAGTTCCCTTTTCTACATAAATGCCGTATTTAGCCTCCTGCGTAACTCCGATGTAAACGCCCTCATCTTTTGGCATAACATCGGATGCAATGCTCTTTTTAAGGTTGCTGGTCAGTACAGGAGTAACGCTTTGAACTTCACCCACAGCAAGAACTCCGACACCGGCACAAAGTTCGTGCTTTGCCATCTTTAAAGCAAATTTAACCGCTGCGCTATTGCTTTTATACTGCAAGGCCGAACACCTCCATATATCCGTCATCCCAGGGGATAGCCTTAACTTCAAGGCTTATGTTTACATTGTATTTATCGGTGTATTTCAAGATAGCACCTATCTTTATATCACTGTCAAAATGGTCAATGTATATTCTTTTATTAACTTCTATGTCGTACCCGTAATTTTTAAGCAGCAATGCTTTTGAATATGGCTGGATGTCGCAGTCAATGTCTTTTACCTTTGCCAGTGTGCCGGGAATATATATTCCATTTACCTTAGTGCCGGTGCCATGATTCCATACTGCAACGCTGAATCCCTTAAGCATCTTCGTACACCGAGGACATAGTAACATAAGGTGCAGGCAGTAAAGCCTTTACGCTAGCCGGCAGGTCACTTCCGTAAGTTCCACTGCGGGAACCTTGCGAGAACTGAGTAATCCCTTCATTGCCTTTTCTGTTCATGCTTATAATTACATACTCGATGACTGCGTCCGGGTATGTTGTTGCGATGTCAACAGAAACAGCAGGAGCTACTACGGGTTTCATGTTTAAATAATTGCTTATAAGTGTTACGGCTTTTCTGATGTATATGGTTATCAGTGGATCCCTAGTTGTGTCCAAGGTAGCAATGCCCTGTATTGTTTTTATATCGTCTAAAACTGCCATACTTTACCCCCTTTGTCTAAAAAAAGAAGGGTAAGAATGACCTTACCCTTTAATAATTCTAAAGTGATTCCTTAACATTTACGAATAATGAAGGATACTGATTGTCCATGATCCAGAGGTCATGATATTTTCTGTAATCCAGCTTCCAAGCATCTGCGCTCTGGTTTGTGCTAGGATCAAATATTCTCATGTTGTCAGTTTTTGATATTGCTATTGGTGCATTCTGGCCACATATGATCCAGTTTACGTTCTTAGCTGCTGCTACGGAACCTGCTCCACCTGCAAGAAGAGTTTTAGCTGTTGCAACCTGAACTGTTGAAGCTGTGCCAGTTACGCTCTTAGTGATAAGCGCTGCGCCTGCTCCTGAATAAGTCAATGCTGCGGCTGCTGTTGCAGTCATATCAATTGGAACTGCTCCTGTAGTTGTTCCCAAAGTGATTACCAGATTGCCGGAAGCATCTACTACTCCAGTAGCGACTGCTGCATCTGCAACACCCTGAACGATTGTTACGGAATAGCCATTACCAGCTACGCCGAGGCCTGCAGCTTTATAAGTAACGCCGCCTAATACAACGGATGCGTAGTTATTAGCAGCAAATCCACCCTGAGTCTTTCCAGTGGTTGATCCATCCATGAACTCGTAAGCAGTTTTGAGTCTTGCTGAAGGAGCTTCTACTATTGGGATTCCGTCAACTTTAGTTACTTCATAAGTCAGGTCGATTCCTGAAGCCATGCTTCCTACAGTTAACTGTTTTGTGAGCTCAGTTGAGCTTTCGAGTACATTCAGAACTGCTGTGGACATTGTTATAACCAAAGGTTTGTCTGCTCCGATTACGTCCTGGACTGCTGCGATGTCAGCTCTCAATTTTGTGAGTACGTCTGCGACAACTGGAGTATATCCGCCTGATGCTCTGCCTGCTGCTATTGCGAGCGATGCCAATTTGCTGTAGCGGTAAGCGTCGATCTCGGGAATAACCATTGTTCTCTGGAATTCTCCCATTAAGTTTGAAGCGTTTGCTACGAAGTTAGTTTCATTTACGTCCATTGAGTCGAGCATGAAGGTTCTGCCTCTGTCCTGGGACATTGTGAATGTCTCGTAAGCTAAAGTTGCAGCACCTGCCACAAATCCGGCTGATCGGCTATAGTTACCTAGTCCGTCCATAGTCATTTTAGGAACTTTTACAGTGTTTCCGCCGTTGTAAATTAAATTTCCTACATTTGACTCCATCCAGCCACTTGTTGCCTTTGCAACCATTTGTCTATCAAGTTCCTGCTGAAACAGCTGTGCGTATGCTAAGGTATTTGCCATTTATATTACCTACTTTCATTTATAAATTAGTGCTTCTTTACCGAGTAGCCCGAAACTCAAACAAAAAAACACCTTAGAATTTCTAAGATGCTTAGTTGATTTTATAATAGATATGGCGTTTCGTGTCTTACTACTGCGCCGATAACATAGTGGCAACAGTTGTATTCTCCAGCTAGTTTCCTCTGTGAATACTTACCTGTTTGGTATTTTTCCCTTATTGCTGCCACCTGCTCATTGTTTAGTTTCTTTGTCGCTTCACTTAAATGTTTTTTCTGTTCTTCTGTCCGGTGTTTGCCTTTATTGGCTTCACTTATTTTCCTTCTCGCCTCTGGTGAGTTTGATATTCCTTTGTTCCAAGCTGGGAGACCTTTTCCTTGTCCTCTGTTTGCATTGCGTAATTTTTCCCTTGTTTCTAATGAAACTATATGGCCTTTATTGGCTTCACTTACTCTTTTGCAAAATTCTTCGGTGTGCTTTTTACCATAAAAGTAATTTTTTTCACCTTTGTGAGCTTCGCCTATCTTTCTTCTGTGTTCTTCAGAAAAGCGTATGCCAGCATTTGTAACATTACCGCCATGATTTATATTGTAGTAGTCATTGCTTAATACAGCATTGTGATCCTTGATGAAACTTAATTCAAGTTCGTTAAGTTCTTCTTTTGAATATGCAACCACTATTATTTCACTTGTAAAATTTTTTATACCATATTTTTTTATTGCTCTCAAGAGGCGCGTTCCACTGCCTAAATAACTTTTCCAATCTCTGCTATATTTTCTTTGGCCTACATATTTCATGCCATTAATATTATTAGTAGTTATATAAACAAAGCCATACTCTTTAACAATTTCCATCATCCTCACCTCTAATTATATTATATCATATAGTCCAAGGACTTGCAAGGACTAAGCAAACATTATATAATACTATTGAGGTGATAATTATGGCTAATAAAGATTTAAAAACAAGAACTCCTATGTCTAATGCTATTGACACAAAACTACTTGATAGATTAAAGGCACATTCCAAAGAAACAGGGATTCCACTATCGAAATTACTAGATAAAGCAATAGAGTTGTTTCTAAAGTCTACTGAAAAGTAGGCTTTATTTCATCCATTTTCTTACTTCATCTCTGAGCTTATCGGCATCGCTGACATTGCCTTTGTCCGCCGGTGGAGTGTAACTGTTCCCCTTTGCGAACTCTAACTTGATGGCTTCATCGTGTGCGGCCATAGTTGCTATAAGTTTTTCTAGGTTTTTGGTCGTGGTTTCAGCATCCGATCCGACAAAATAATCTATTAAGTCGGTTGGAAGTTTCTTCTCCTGAGCTGTTTTCAGGGCTGAGTTTGTGAGGGTTTCTTTCAATCGTGCCTTTTCAGCATTATTGAATTTGTCCTCTAACTCCTTATACTTTAGGTCCTTTGGATCGGCGTCCGGGTAAAGTTCTTTTACTTTTGCGCTTACTAAATTATCTAAATTATTTGTTTTAAAAGTTTCAATCCCTTTTGACAGGTGCTTATCGCGTTCGGAATCAAACCACGATTTGAGGTTACTATCTTCATTCACTAATGACTTAACCCTGTCTGTTGTGACCGGGTTCAACCCACTAACAAAAGCTTTTACATCTTCGCTATCTTTATTCTGTTCAAAATATGACTGTACTTCTTTTAAATCCATTTATAACTCTCCTTTAGCCCTTCCAACTTCTCAACTGGAAACGCAGCTTAATTTTTATATAATAAAAACACCCTTTCGAGTGCCTTATTTGTTATTCTTCTATTCCTTTATCTTTTGCCCAGGTTGCATAATCAACATAATCGATTAAATCTTTACTTTCATTATCACGCCTTTGAGTTGGCACCCATCCATTATAGGGAATATTTACCAAATCACACCTACAGAAAGGATGAGCAGGGCATTCAGGAGCTCCATCGATAGGAAATACTTTCCCGTCGAGTTCAGCATCCTCGGCACAAGTCAGGCCGTCTAGTGTTGCGGACCACATAACCTGCTCCACACCCGTATTAATGCCTATGTCATATTGTGCCTGGATTTGGATACGAGCGTTTTCGGTGCGAACTAATCGAGAACTCTCATAAGCCGTAACATTAAAAGTATTCTTAATATCACTGGCCAGCTTGTCGATAGTGGTGTTGCCATTCATAGCATCCACAAACCCCGCGTGGAGTTTATCGATCATCGCGGCTTTGTTTGTCCAGATGCGGTCTGAGAATAATTCTTCTTTGAATTTTGCGTTTACTGCAGCATCGATATATTCCTGTTTGAGTAAGTCGAATTTAAGATCTACCTTCAAGCCTTCATCCATGATGAACGCGTTTTTATAATAGGTATCGGCATAAGTTTTGCTCAATATGTCCGTAACCTTTGAAACCTCAGAATCGCCCAGGTCCTTGCCCATGGTTTTAAGTGTGTTCTTGATGCCCGTAGAGGCTTTCTGCGCCTCTGTCATCTTGAGTAGTCCATTTACTGCATAAGCAATAAATAACGCTCCTACGATGACATGGAGCGAGTCCAGAGCCTTTTTTTGCTCTTGATATACTGGTTTCATTTCCTCGGAAGCATAATCCTCATTGTCGAGGGCTATCTGCTCAATTTTCTTACGGTACAAGGGATTTATTTTTTTCTTAGCTGCCATTATTTAGTCACCACCATCGCCGGAGGCATAGTTGGCATTACTTTTGGCATTGTGGGAGGTGTATTCAGTAAATCAGCTCCTATGCTGTTCGCCTTTTGTTCGTTCTTCACTTTTTTTACTTCTTCTTTAGGGTTATCCACAAAACTGAATAGTGACAACCCTGTTTCCGTTGATACTCTTGGCCCTAGTTGTGCTAAGACCTGTGCATTTATCAGATCATCCGATGGGATATTAGGGCTGTACTTGATTTTTATGTCTTTGTAGTCATAATTTGTGCTTTTGAGATTGTTTAAGTACATAAACAGCATACATAATCTAGTCTTGATACAGTTCGACAAAGCTTTCTCGTTAAGTCTGCACTTCTGTTCAAGACTTATAAGTTTTGCTCTGAGCGCAAGGCTTGAGGTATTGCTGGCCACTCGCTCATTTGTATTTATGTGGGCCGTCAGTTTATACATCAAATCTTCTAAAGTAGTTAGGGTATTCTGAATGAATGTATCGTTAATGTTTTTTGTGAGCCACGTTGCTGATCCGTCACCTTTGAATTGTATGATTCCGTTCTTTTTCATCTTAGGGAGATCGGCCTCATCAACCTGCGAATTTTGGAAAGCAAGGTAAGCGTTTCTAAATTCGGTTATCTCCTGGCTAATGTCAGACAAATTTGTTTCGTACGCATCCTGCAGGTTTTTAATATCATGGTAGACAGTATCGAGCCAGCCTTCTTCTGATAACTCAGCGATTCCCACCGGAACGCAGCCGAATGGATGAGATTGTCTAGGTCCTTGTTCTGTGAATGTTTCATCGCAGTGGATTATTTCATTGTCCGTATAAATATCTATATACATTTTTGTGTCAAAGGTTTGGCGGAAGATATGCAGGAAAAACATCACATTGCCGCAGCCGTCTTTATAAGCGAACCCGTGTCTTGGGCTTATTACCCGGCTACAAAACTCAGCGTCCTTGTTGATGTAATAGAGTTCATAAGCATTGCTATATATAAGCATGTTCTTGGCAAGGATGCTTTCATGATCCTCTTTCCAGTGCTCTAAGTTGTATTGAATGATACCAAGTATCTTTTCGTCACTGGAACGGCTTATATATGTTATGTCGTTGCCTACAGAGTAGCTGACTTCCTCTTTGATAAATTTCTTAAGAAAGTTGGTAGTGACTCGGTTGTTTGTGCGGTCATTTACAAAACTATAGTTGCCAGCACCCTCGGAGTCGACAAACGCGTCAATGATTGGATCGTCATATGCTCCAGTCATAGTGTAGCCTTCGCTTCTGCTTGAATCGGTGATTCCCATATAATATAGATATATTTTGTGGTTAATTTGCCACTGTTGCTGAAATCTCGCTAAGCATTTTTCTAGTGTAATTTTGTTGTCATTTACGTTGAACAACTTAAATATCACTTCCTTTATAACTTAAAATAATAACCTCATATCCATGAAACTAACCTTGTAACTCGTCTCAATTTCTTTTATATCTATCTCAAACTGAGACACAACATCTGCGGCGTCGTCATGGACTGAATATGCTTGACCTGCAAAATCCGCGATCTGTTCGATGAAGTCTTTGTCCTCGGAATTAAATATTATCTGGCCGTTGTTGACGGAGCCAATGATAGTGCTTATCTTTTCATCCTTTGACTTCCGCTGCATCTGATTGATGAAGGTTAAGTCCCGGCTACGGAATTCAGGATCAGCATAGATTAGTTCTCTGATTTTCAGGACATCCGCGCCCATGTACAAATTCTTTTCAATATCAATGTGAGTGGTGTCAGGGTATGCTTTTAACAATTCCACTATCTTCTTGCAGAAATCGTCGAATCCGAGCTTGTCTATTATGCCTTTACGAATATAACGGAAGTCGTTATCAGCTATTGAGCCGACACAGAACGCCGAATAATCCGCTTTAGTGTTTACAGAGGATGCAGGATCCGCTGTGAGCATAGTTTTCAGGAAATGGTGATTTTCTATTTCCGCAGGACTCTGTGTTGCTACTGACTTGAACCACTTCTCACCAATCTTGCTTGCATCGTTCATCATTTCCTGTTTGAACGCCACCGGGTTCTTGAAATAGTCAATCGCCAGGTCGCAGCAGTCGAACTTATCCGGCCAGATAGTGTCGTATTGCATTTCAGCTTCGTGCTGGTAGTAGAATTCCCTTGCATATGCTGCAGCGTCGGGGAGTTTGTCGTTCTTGTACAGTTTGCCGAACTCGGACCAGAGCCCAGTGTCAAAGTATTCGTCCGGGTCGAACCCGACTACACGTTTCAGCATGTGTTTGTAGTCTTTGTTGAGCAGCAATCGGGAGACAAGGCAATTTCGATGAAGGATGGTTCCTAATACGATAAACTTCGTGGCCATTCTGATTTTCTTACCGTCACGGTAGACCGCTTTATCTCCGCTGTATTCTGTGTCCTGGGACCATGTGTTGTATTTCTTGTCCCGGGCCTCAGGAGTGATTATGTCAGACTGGCCCTGCATATCGTCAGAGATTATGCAAGAAGGTCTGTGATCGCCGAATTTCTTTCCACGAATGGAGGATGTGGAAGATATGGCTTGGATTTTGGTGCCGTTTGTTAGTTCCAGTTCTAGTTTGTTTACCGTATATTTTTTAGGGTCCAGCAGTGTGCCGAATCCCTTCTTGATATATTCGTTTTCTTCAAAAGCTTGGCGTGCGTTGCTGATGAAGTCGACACTATCTTGTTCTACCTTACCTATAACTATTGTGTAGTGCGATATTTCGTAGCAATGAAGCCAGACAGAGACAGCGAAATCCATTACTGTTGTTTTGGCTGTGCCTCTGGGGACTACCGCCTCAAACTTGTCGAACTTGTCGTGCAGGAACATGTCTTCTGCATGCTTCCAGAGTTCGTAGTGGATGGGCGCCAGCTTTCTAGCAGCATTGTCCGGCTTTGGCAGGAACGTGTCTTGCAAGAAGTATAAGCAGAAGTATTCCAAGCTACGTTTGCCTAGCGACCATGCTAAGCCCCTGTGCGTGAATAGAGTGTCTTTGTATTTCAGCATCAGTTCCTTTGACTTGTCTGAGCCGTACTGCTTCTTTAAGTGGATAAATAAGAGTTGCCTGTTTTGTTTGTCATCATTCATGCTTTACCTTCTATTTGCTCGTCCATTTTAATATTGTAACTTTCCTTTACCCATTCATCAATTACAGCATCTAACTGGTCCTTGAATATAAGATATAAGTTAAGCGGTATCCTATTAGAAGAAAAGAAGTATATAGGGTTTAAATAATATTGGTATTCCTTCTTGATACTGCCTTCTGTTTCTATTACTACTTTTGCAAGTATTCCTAAATCCATCATCTTCTTTATAAAGGCTTTACCCTGTCGTATCTGTACCCCTAATACTTTACTTATGCCCTCATCGTCGTATGCCTTAACGCCTCCATTGCCCCTATACCCTAGCATGTTTGTCTTGGCCCATATCTTCTTTGACAGTCTCGCCAGTCTACCCACTTCCATATCGTTCATGCTTTCAGGATAGTCTACTCCAGCAAAACTCTTGACCGCGTTCTTTCTGTTCCAAAACAAATAGCCTTCCTCTTCGTCAAAGGTTCCCTTGTACTGAAAAGTCTTTTCGTTGATAACTTCTCCATTCTCGTTGGTATGTATAACCTTCTTGTAGTACATACTTCCCTCCTTACATTCCTACGGTAAATTACCTACCCTTTTTTACCGTCAAACGGTAATAGCCAAACTGCCCGCATCCCTTATATACCAAAGCCTCTAGCATTTACCCCACGCATACATGCCATAGTAGTATATACCTATCTCTGCATGATACCTCTTCATGGTCCTTGTTTTTTAAGTCTTTTTCTTTCTATTCCAAGGATGGACATACCCCACTAAACTTAGATATAGTCCCATTGTTCTTTTGCCTCAAGTATAAAAATATTATAAAAAATTGTTGCGCTGAACGTGGGGGTTTCCAGAAATTTGGGAATAGAAGGTACACCCCCAACTAAATTGTTCGAGCCATTAAAAACACAGCGCACCTATTATAATTTCGTTAAATGATTATTTCTTAGCAAGACTTAACAACCTTGTAACCGTTGTCCTGAATAGTGTGTGGGACATGGACACTTGCGCTGTGTCTGTCATATTGTCTATAGTTATGCATTATACAGCGAATATGCGAGGGTTATTCATCAACTACATCTGATAGTTCTTGCTCTAATACATCTGCTGATATAAACTCTGATAGTCGTTCATCATCAACTGTGATATGTGTTGCGTTGCTCTTAACCTTATCTAGTATCTTGGAGGCAGCATCGCTCTGGACCTTCTCACTGCGGGCGTTATCCCTGAGGTGCGCCAACTTCTTAAGTGATTTTAAACCTTCCGTAATTGCAAGGTTATCAATCGTAGATAAATACTCTTGTCTAATCCTGTCGACCTCAGC